ATAAGCGTGATGTCACTGACAATGTCTGCAAAAGTATCATACACAAAAGCATATATACTAGCAGTTGGAAATTTAACTGCTGCACGTACCGAAGCGGTGATAGTCTTCAAGTCATATTCAGGATCAGTAGAATCCTGATCCCATATCTTGATCTCGATACCACGCTTGATATAAAGAGTTACCTTAGAGAAATCACCTACCAGCAGATCACCTGCCGTAATGAGGTTACTCTGAACAATCCTTACACCTGCCACGGTAGCACCGTTAGCAGTAGCAAAAGGCGGCATGACATACTGGCCACGCTCATCCTTAGTCATCTCCATCTTAGCGAAGTCAGCCGGAGCGACAAACGCATGAGTAGGGACATGATTATACTCTGCTATCTGGTTAGCAGCAGCACGGATAGCATCAAAGTTATTCGGTGTCTGTATAGCACCACTCAGAGAAGTACTGGCATAAGCCGAGCAAGTTGTTATAATACCATCCAACTCAGGAGTAGTGCCCGTTCCTTCATATAACTGATCTTCCAAGTCACGTTCAACCATTGGGAGCAGCTCATTCTTGATTTGAGTAAGCATCTCATCCCAATCCTCAAGAGCCTCATTGGTAACCTTGATAAATGTTCCTATCTTCTCTACCTCTGCTGACTTCATGTTATAAGTCAGATCGCTCTGTCCATACTGTCCTTCTTCAGCTACCGAATCAGCTCCGGCAGTCCTGGCGGTACGCTCAACCCATGTAACACGGTTTGACCCGGTAACACCACGATTGACAGCATCCAACATCAGTACATTCCTGTCAGGCGCTTTTACAACACCAGGTGTACGCATCGGCACAATAACAGCTGTTGACATATCACTGTCACCAAGCTCTGTGTATGTTCCTATCGTTCCCACCTTCATGTACATCTGAGGATCACCCTTTAGATTAAAGACAAACGCTCCGCCGGTTGATTTAACCTTTTCTTTGCCTTTCTCCTTATATTCCTTCTCAAAGTCACCAAATAGTGACTGAGGTCCACTGTTGAGCTTGATGTCTTTCATCTTTAGCTCAAGAGCATCCATCTGATCAGATAGTTTTGTTTTATCCTCTTCTAAGGCTTTGATTTTTACATCAGCCTCATCGACCTGCTTTTTGAACTCCACTTCCTGAGTTTCATTGGCTGTTTTAAGAGCCTCAATTAACTCAGTCTGCTTCTTCTGTTCAGCAGTTATCTGATCCTGTAATGCTTTTAATTGTTTTTCGTCCATTACATTTAATTTTTTAATGATTTTAAAATTGTTTCTAATATCTGTTGCGTAGTCGGCGTGGTAACGACCTGGGTGGTATTAACCGGCGCAGGTATGCTGCCAAGTGACTTTATTACTGCCTGTATCTTCTCGATCTCTACCTCAAACTGCTCACAGGTCTCATCGGTATATTTACCATTCTTTAGACCTCGGTTCAGAGCATCGAGTCGTCTGGTGAGATTTGCCTGTATGTCAACCACTTCACCCTTGGCTGATATGACTTCAGTGAGCGAGTTAGCACCCCACGTCACAGATGAGTATTCCCATAGCTTCAGCTCAATCAGTTTCCGGGACTCACTCTCACCGGTATCTGAATCCCTTATATCCTCACTACGAACAACGTTATAGCCGATTGACAGCTCAGTTATGATCTTATCAATATGCTGTTGTAGCTTGTCCTGAGAAAACGAGTCCTTGCCAAAAGCTGTCTCAAAGTAAAGCCCTTTCTCATCTTCTTTAAGAACCAGTGGTATTCCTATCGGCTGCCATGAGTCATGCTGCCATAAATGTTTAATACGAGGCTTAGCACATTCAGGACCACGTTCACTAATTGTCTTTGTAAAAGCCCCTGGTAATATTATCTCATCATCAGAATCAATATTATTAAATATTGAAGCATAGCCTGTCACGATGCCTTTCTTCTCATCAGCATCCTTGATCTCAAAATTTGATTTAACTGCAAAATTTGCCATATCTTTGTTTTTTACTGTAACCTTAATTCAATCTCAACAACCGCCTCATTCTGATACTTTAATATCACATTAGTAATAACAACATCAAGATTAATGTCTGTTGTAGCAATCTTGAAATTTACCTTTTCGCCCTTCCTTTTTAGCCACTTATTGTAAGTATCATCATCAACCTGTGCAAGCAAAGTAATCCTTATATCTTCAGGTTCAAATGCTACACACCTCTCATGACGTATCTCTTCATCATTGATAAGTGTTCTTAATTTTGATCCGTTAAGTGCTGCCATAATATATATTTTTTAATCTACGTTTAATAAATGAGTACACCTGCAATTTATTATCTCCTTTGCCGATCCCCTCGGATCGAGCGGGTACTGTAACCCCGGAGCATACATATATGTCATATCTACTGCGCCCATTGACTCGTAAAGCAGATGACTGTCTCTCACCCCCTGAAGTCCCGATGTGCTCCATTCCTTACTTTTAACAAGTCCTGTTTGTGAAGCTGAATCAAAACTCCCCTTGTTACTGGCACTATTGACCTCTGTTCGTGCTATGCACTCTGCCTGAAACTTATTGACCATTGTCATTCCTTTTGTCAGCTCATCCCTTAATCGTTTCTGTATCTGGTAAATACTAAGCCCCTCATCCATCGCCTCGGCTACCACCTGATCAATCAGATTATTAACGATCACCGCCTGGGTGTCCATTATCGACCCTACAACAAACATACTGCGCTCGTTGGTGTAATGTCTGAAGTAATCCTCCCAGTAGTCAATCATCTCATCCAGTGCCTCATCTTTGTAGATCAGATCCACGTCAGCACCCTTGCCTCTTATACGCTTCATCGTGCTGGCTGCAAAATAGCCTCCTGTCTTGATCCACATCTCTTTAACATACTCTTCAACAGGCCCACGATTAAGCAGTCCTGATATACGGGGCTTTAAGTCCCTCGGATCAACATCCATAACCCTCTCGATAATAGAAGCATGGCAGGCCGTTAATGCCTTGATACCTTTTCGCCAGTAGATATATTTAAAGAACGTTTGTTTATATTTATTAACTTCAATTTGCATTTCTGTAATCCGGTATCTTCAATGCCTTCATCACCTCTTCTGTATTACCGGGCATAAGTCCCATCTCACCAACAGGCATCAGACCTGCTGTGTCAAACACATCATTCATACCTGGCATCTCAAGCTGATCATAACCGGCTGCCTCCCGTATCTCATTCTTTGTGAAACTTCGTGCTGCCACCATCCATGTTATCATCTCCTGTATATTAGCCTGTAGACATGATATGCCTGAGTAGTCAGCTTTTAGGGTTTGACCCTCCTCCCCGAACTTAGGAGCGAGCCATCGTGATAGTTTATTCAGATAAGCATTTAAAGACGGCATTATTGCGTTTCTCCATAGAGCTGCCTCAGCTACCCTGTAATTATCATAAGTCCTGTCCTGACTACCTGATAATAATTGAGACGGCACATTGTAAGTATCACAGATATTCCCTTTCAGTGATCCAAGCGTCTGTACTATCTGAAGCTCACGGGTAGTCATCCCAAAGTTTGACCATTTATGATTTTTGTTCGTGACTACTATCTTACCATTGTTATTCGCCCCGGTATATTCCTTACGGTATTGCTCTTTTATCCTGCTTAGTTGTGTTTTGCTCACACCTTCAGTCTTGCCATCCTCACCAAGAATAGTCAATATACCAAAAGCCCCCATGTGCTGAAAAGCAGTGACAAGAGCATCATAAGCCGATCCGCTACCAACCACTGATTTGAGGATAGGTTTTAGCCGTGACATACCCTTCAGATAACCACTGCCCTGACTGTCATAATCGGGGTTAAACTCTTTCCAGTGCATGACCCGCTCTTTCGGGTAATCAAGAATATTGCTTGACATGGTGAACTTATATCCAGCTATCGGATCAAAGTAAGTACCCATCACTATCTCCATCCATTGAGGAGGTAGTATATCTAATCGAATAGGTTTACCGGCGTTGAGTCCATTTTCAACAGTATCATACGCTGTATACTGGTCACCAAAGATCAGATAAAACGAAAGTGCAGCCTCAAGAATGTCAGCCCTTGATACACCTGAGTCGAAAGGATTAGGCATATTAAGGAGCTGTATCATACGCCCATCAACCTCTTCCCCATTCTTGTCATACTGAAACACCGGGACCGTGGATGCAGGCTCTGTAATCTTATTGATGACCGTGAAAACATCTCCATTGCCTGTATAGCCCTTTAAGTAAGTACCGGAAGAGTAATCAGGATAAATGGCTATATTAGCGATCTGCCGCATGATATACTCATCAAGAACATTGGCATTACTTATCGTTGCCGGCTGCCCCTTGAATAGTCCTTTTATGTTTGAGAGTAATCCCATAATCATTATTTTATGCTGTGCATTTTAACTTTCTTAATGCCATATCTTTTTTACGTGCTTCGCTCAAATGTAATATATTGCTGACCCTTTCATACTACACAATCATTAGGATCATTATTATATATTTTTTCTTGACTCAAAAATGAAACTACCCACACAAGAGCATCAACCCTATCAGGTGATTTTTCTCCCATGCTACCAGCCCAACTAGTCATCTGATCTTCCAGCTTTAAAAGAGTACCCACATGATGAACCCTCTTCTGCTCATAAAGAGCTACAACAGGCTCAGCACGTATCATCTTACCTCTTGAAGCATGAACGCCCTTATAGCTTACATTGTGATCAATATTACGGATCACTGTCTCAACCAAGTCACCCCCGTTATTTACTTCTGCTACTATGCGATCAGCCTTCCATGTAGTATATCCGTGTAATGCTCTGGCAGCCCATCCCTGCGGTGAGTATATCCCTGACAAATCATCAAGTATGTATATATGACCTACTGCATCCCTACCTCCTATGATAATCCCTGTTTCATCACTCGAAGCATTGCTTGTTACTGCCGGGTCTATTGCTACTGCTATATGAACCAGATCAGGTAACTCAGACTGCGTAATACGGCAAGTATCAATCATTTCCCAATCCCATAAAGCACCTTGTATTTCTGCAAAATCAGCCTCATAAAGCATTTTAAATACCCTGGATGGTAGGTCTTTTCGTGCCTGCTCGATCTCATCGGCTGATAATATACCGGCATCGACTGCCTGATAAGCTGTCACTTTGAAATATTCAAAATCAGGATCTTCTCCTCTCTCTGCTTTACGAGCCAAATCCCAGGCCCAGTTCTTTGCAATTACATTACCAATAAATTTACCCTTTGCCTTTGTGTAGGTTATTGTTGTACGAAGTGCAAACCATGCCTCTTCTTTTGCCCTCGAATATTCATCAAACACAAAAGCATGGACATTCTCACCATATAGTGTGCTAGGATTATCTGCACTCTTGAATGTGATAATTGTACCATACGGTGTTGTTATTGATAACTTAGATATGTTGATAATATAAGCACCCGATTCAATCACCTTTCGCATGAGCCTTTTAAATGCTATCTCAGCCTGTGAGAAAACCGGGGCAACCCACCAATACTCAAAACCTGAACTTCCTTTATGTGCCTCTTCAAATAACCAAAATATATGACTGTATGTCTTACCGCATTTAGTTGATGCCTCAGTAACAGTAAACCGTTTCTTTGACTCGATTATCTTCTTTTGGTAATCAGCAAACTTTGGACGTTTTATCTCTATGGCACTAATCATTTGTAAAGTCAATTACTATTTTACCCTTATACTCTGTCTCTGACTTCTCAGCTAATCCTAAATCCCGTGCTATTATGTTGGCATTAAGTAAGTCTGCTGATGCACCTTGAAACTTCTGATTATAAATAATAGACTCAATCTCGTGTATGATAGTAGAAAAATCTATATCTAACTTCTTAGTTGAATCTTTTATAGCATCCTTAAACTGCCTAAAATAGGCATCATTACAATTCAGATAAAAACATAGTTGTGATAATGTCATTGCTCGCATCTTTGGAAACTCTTCTTTTGTTACTACACCCTGAAATGCAAAACCCCTTATCTCATAAAGGGGGTTACTCTCACACCATTGGAAGTATTCACAGGCAGCCTCCCATAATAATTCAGGGGTAGCAAACAACTTATCCCGTCCATGCTTTGAACGTAATTTCCAAAATTGGTTCCCTTTAGGTGCTGCACACATCAGTTACTTAATTCTTTAAAGTCAATTATCGTAAATACAAAAGGCCAGCGTATAATCATCACTGGCTCTCTGTTTAATATCCTTCTATGGTTTCTGTTGATAAACAACACATCGAAACGAAATACCCATTTCTGATTAGGATTCTGGTCGTAATATTTCGTCTGAACGTCATTCATTATTAAGACTAATTAAATATAATGATGCGCTGTATATCATATAATACTAATTAACAATCACTTACCGCAAATAGGTAAATTATTCCGTCAATTTGTATTATACAAAATTAAATTGACAAATAAAAATTTATTTTTCAAACAAATAAAAAACCCTCCGGGTGAGAGGGTTATTTCACGATAATATTAAATTTCTTCTTAATGATCCGTTTTATCCTGCGTTCCGGTATTCCTTTTGCCCGAAGTTTCTTTATATAACTACTTAGCAGTACTTCTGTTTGAAGCCGTGCCTGTTCTAGTTCTTCATTCATAGCTTTATATATCTAGGAGAATGTTTTCTGTAATCCAGAATAAAGTCATACATACGTCTGTTAAGCCATGAATGACCACCCAGCTCGGATAGCTCTGCCGCGAGAAAGTCAGTGAACATCTGCTGAGTGCCTTTTCTTATTGCCCTGCTCTTTACGTCACATTGCCTTAAAATGACAATCCCGGTAAGGGCTTCACGGAGAATATAGTAGTTGTTTTCCCTCTGTAAGAACAAGTCATAATCTTCATATCCTGGTATTGATACGCTAGTAGGTTTCAGGTCCCACTCATACTTTACCTCGCTGGATATACGAACAGAGAAATATCTGTCGCTTACCTTTTTGTAATAATCATAAATGCTATTTCCCATCTCACTTATTGTTTATAGTTAATTCCTTTTTATAAACCATCGCTCCCAAAATGTTAATTGCTCTTTTTTAGTAAGTAGCATATCTACAATCCCGTTATGAGTTCTGAAATCTAATTCAATTCCAAAATCTCTTAATATAGTAAATTGCCATATCTTATTACTCCAATATTTTTTCAATCTCGGTAAGTAAAATCTTAACGGCATTTTACTCATCTTATATTTGCGCATATTAATAAATCGTACTTTCATATTACTTATTGTTAATGTAGTTTTTAACCCATATAGCACCAATAAACCATATTGACTTGGGTGACATCATATCTTCATATACGTTCTCTTCAAACCTTTTGGCTGTTTCGCGTAACTTTTCCTCTGACGGCATTTTCTGTGCGGCGTATTCTTCCATTAAGTCAAATAATTCTTTACCAGTTAATCTAACTCCACAATTATCTTTCAAATCATGTTTAGTTTTCTGTTTATAAAATATACTTGCATTCATTGTATCTTATTATTTTTAGTATAATCAATCAAATAAAGTCTAAATTTATAAATTGCGGAACTTGCACTACAAGGTTTATCTTTATCATAACCTATGTTTTCATCAAACCATATCCCGACTTCTTTATCTGAAGGCAGTTTGCTCTGCATCTTCTGCGGTGCGTAGGCTTCCAACATATTACAGAAAAACGGTAGAGATCGTCCAGTGGCGTTACAATGAAGAATAAATTCGTGATAATTTTCTTTCAACCATTCTTCCGCACTTTGCCCTGCTCCGTCTTTTGGCTGTTGCTCTGGCTGAATAATCTGCGATTTATGTTTAAATTCACATAAGGGATTAGATTGATCTGGTTTACCCATAACAGCCCAGCACTTATAATCATTGTTTAAATAAATACAATCATTGCAATTTCTTTCTTCCTCTTGCGACTGTTTATTCTTACCGACAATATAATTACCAATAGCAGCCTTTATGTCATCACAAGATAAACCGTTTTGATATGCAAGAACAGATAGTGCGGTAGTTATTTCTTTATTTGTAGGGGCTATTTCTCTTTCGTCTGCCCCCTGTGGCTCTTCCCTTACAGATGAATGAAGATGCTCTTTGCTCTCTTGCAGTTGCTCTAAGGCTGCGAGTTCTGCTTCAAACATTATACAATGCTTTATAGCTTCATTTTCACAATCCTCTTTCCCTGATAATGTCTTACAGGATTTAAGATATTCGATATACTCTTTGTATTTTTCTCTTTCCTTGTCTTTCATCATTGGATTAGTTGTTAAGTATTTTAATTGCTTCTTTAAACTGCAAAATTCTATCTTCATAATATTTTACCATAGAATCAATAGTTGTATTTGGAGTTTCATCTTTCATCGCCTGAAGTTGTATTTTTTCATACATGAGCCTCATATCAATGGCTTCTATAATTTCTTTCTGTAAAACTTCTATAACTTCTTTCATCTCACTTGTCTTTATTAGTTTTACTTTTGTAAACTAAATCAATTCTATACAGAATAATTGCACCGGTAACTACACCAATTATTAATCCTACTTTATCATGTCCATAAATCCAAAGGAATGTTCCTCCGGAAAACATGAAAATAAGCCATGTATAAATTAATATTTTTTTCATCTCATTTCATTTATTAGTTAATACGGTTTTTA